CGGCTCTAATAGCTGGTCTATCGGAGTAGAGCCATCCTGGTACGGCGCGAACTGCTCCTGAATGGTTATGTCGGGCGCTCCCGTTCCCTCTAGGAGCGTTATGCTATAGATAGACCCGTCGCCGAGCGTGGTGCTCGTCCCGTTCGCATTTGTACATACTAATTTCCGCATTTATATCCCCCTAAAAGATAGCTCGCGATTATATTGCTTCATTGCGCGCATTTGCTCATACTGATTCATTGCCTTCGGACTATTGAACACGGCGTTGACCGTGACGTTGCGGCTATTGGTCGTCATGTTACTAACCGCCCGCGATGTGTCGGCCGCATTAAGTACGCGCTCGCCGCCACCAAAGTATGCAAGTTCCGGCCCTTGCTCGCCGACCATATGCCAGCCGCGCGTCGCGCTATCGGTTCCGGACGCGTAGCCCGCGCCCGAGAATGCCGCGCCAACGATACCGGATACGGTTGCCGCGCTGGCCGCCGCCGATTGATAAATGCCCGCGAGTTCCGTTATGATGCTAGACATACCTGACTCGTCAACGCCCGACGCCATGGCGGCCGCTATCTTCGCACCAATCTCCGCTATCCTGGAGGTGAGCGCGTCGGTATATACGGCGGTCTGAATGACGAGCTTTGTGATATACTCTTTCATCGACGTCATAAAGCCCGACTCGTCAAGCCCAGACGACAACCCGTCAACCAGAGACTCCGCGATATCCGTACCGATGTCACCGAACGACTCGAAGATGCCCGACGCCGCATTACGCAAGTTAGATAGTTGGGTCTGGAATGCCGTGGTTGCCTTCGTTGCGTCTTTCCAGAGTCCCGCATTCTTTGCAAGGTTTGCGTTGTTCTCATCAAGCGCCGCCGCCATTGGGTAGAGCGCCCGTGTTACAAGCGTATTGTAATATTCGTTGAGCGCCTGGACTTCCGTACTGGTCTCTCCGTAGGTTATTACGACTTCCTTAAGCTTGTCTGCCCATTCTGACATTACGGCGGACGTCTCGGCGGTAACTATCTTGCCGTCGTATACCGTATCATAGACGTATTGCATGGCGGCGGCGCTTTTGTTTGCCGCGTCGGCTTCCATCTTCCACGATGACGCCATTCTATCAGCGCTCGCCTTTGCCTTGGCCTGTGCATCCGCAACGCTTGCCGTGCCTTTAGACTGGCGCATTATTTCGGAATAGTAATAATCGTAATAACTATTCCATGCGTCCTGATATGACTTTATCGAAGACGATGCGGCCACGGCTGACGACGTTACGCCCTTGAGATATTCCTCTGCCTGCTTAAGTCCGAGGTATGTTTCATAGGACGAGTCGCCTCCGCGCAGAACTTCCGTCAATGCATCATTTGCTTCCTTAGCGTTGTCTGCGGCCTCTTTGGCAAGTCGCGCCGAAACTTCCGCCGCGCGGTCAGTCTGGCTAAATAGCGTTATTACGCCCGAGATAACCGACGCGGCAAGGCCAGCCCACGCGGTAATGCTCGTGCCGCCCGTCTCGAAGACGTTCGCGATATTCATGCCGATATTAGTAACGCCGTTTATGAAGTTAGATATATCTTCGTTCAGGACTCCGTCGAGCGCGTTCGACAGCGTGCTAATAGCACTAAGCCAGTCTTTCGCGGTTTGCGCGGTTTCCTTCGTGCGCTTTTTGTTTTCTTCCTCGACAGTTTTAGTGTAGTCTTTTTCGAGCTTGTCGCGCTCGCCCTTTAACTCAATTTCTTTCGCGAGTATCTGATCATTATAATATGCGTTTATGTTTGCGATGGTTGCCGCGTCGGCTTTCTTTTCGCGCGCATCGGCGAGCGCCACAGCACGTTGCTTTTCAATTGACGACTTATATGAGTCGAGAATACGCTTGTCATACGTCGACGCTATTTCGGCAACTTCCTTGTAGCTTGCTTTCTTGTCGCGCGCGAGTTCTAGGGCTGCTTCTTTTTCTTTTTCGAGATAGCCGGTCTTTTTTTCAAGCGTCTTATTGGCCCAGTCAAGCGCGAGTTTCGCCGCCTCTTCGGAGAGCGTTTTTTCATCCTTAAGGTTTTCTTGCTGAGACTTGCTGGTCTTATCCTGCTGAATCTCAAGGCGCGCTATGGCTTCCTTTTCTTTGCGGATAGAGTCATTTATCTCAATAAGCTTTTTATTGAGATTGGCTGAGTCCGCAAGGTCTACCTTGTCGATGAGCTTCATAGGCTTTCCGCCAATGACGGCGATTATCTTATTATAGCCGGAGATGAGACCATTTATGACGGTGATAAAATTGTTCGCGAAGTCGGAGAAGTAGTCAAGGATCGCGCGCGACGCGGTAATAGCCACGGCTTGCATCTCAAGGAATACAATTTTTATGCTTCCGGCCGCCGAGACAATCTTGATAAATGTTGATATAACGTTACCCATGGGGCCGATGACCGTCAAAAATCCCGTCGCAATTCCCTCGATCGCTTCTTTGAGGTTATTACCCTGGTTAGCCCAGTCGGCGAATGCCGTAAATATTTCCGTCATGCCATTGCGGAGAGGCTTTACGTATTCTTCGAGGAGCTTCCCGATTGCGGACATATCCTCGCCGAGCGCATTTTTGAAGTTCTTCATAGATACGTCGGAGGAGTTGTCGAGCGCGTCGGAAAGGTCGCCGTACTTATCGATAAGAATATTAACCGCGTCGCCATTTTCAAGCTCGGCCTTGCTAAGATCGCCGAGCGCCGGAGTGGTCTTCGTGAGTCGTCCGGCGGTTCCTGAGAACGTGGCGTTTATCTGTTGCAATGCGGTATCAAGGTCAACGCCTGTCGCGACGGCAAGTCCCTTCGCGGCGATTATCATTTTATTTATTTGTTCTTCATTGCGGCCAGTCGCGACAAGCATAGCTATCTGGCCCTCGGCCGCAGAGTTAGCCTCGCCCGTGGTGGACGCGAGAGTCTTGGCCAATATCTCAAGGCGCGTTGCCGCGCCCGCCGTCATGTTATCGCTTTTCTCGATAGCGGCGGCAAACCTGATCGCGGCGACTTCGTCTTCCGCAAACTCTTCGCTTAATTTAGATATGGTTTCAACTACTTTCTTAAATCCATCGATAACCATTTTCGCGGCTGCGATGGGGCCTTGCATAACGTCGCGGAGTTTGGCGAATGAGTCGATTGCAACGTCATTGCTCTGTCCTAGAGAGTCATAGGAGCGTTTAAGGTCTTGTATCTGCTGGCTTTCGGGCGCTATTCCGCCGTCAATAAGGCGGTTAATTTCCGCGCGGAGTGCTTGCTTTTTCTCCGCGACGGTATCAATGTCATCGCCCCATACTTTCGATTTTGCGTCTATAGCACTAAATTGATTGGCAAGATCGGCAAACGCCTGTTTTGTTTCCTGGCTCATATCCGCAAACGCATCGCCGAACCCGTCAAGGCCATTTATGGTTTCCGTTATGGCTTTTTGAAACTCTGCATTATCGGCGGTTATTGTTGCGCTTATGCTATAGTCGCTCACGTTTTATGACCTCCGTTTAAGCCAGTCTATATTCTCGTTTCCCACCGGAAAGTCAATTCCTGGCGTGCCGCGCGAATCGTCTTCATCCTCATCGAACTTCCCGCCGTTTAAGACGTGAACTAAAAGCCTATTTTTACCTATATCTATCCGCCGCTTTTCTTCGATCATCGTGATAACCACGCGCGGCTCTGTATCCCAAAACCATTCTTCGCTTTTGCCGAGTTCCGTTTGCGCGGCCGTGAATAAATACCTCCACGGCCACTCATCTGTTACTCGGCGGCCGGAGGGTCTTCGACCGCCTTTGCGCCCTTCTTTGCGTTGGGGAGTGACGCATAGAGGCACGTCGTAACGCCCTTGACGATCTGCAAGAGGCCAGCGAGGTCGTATTCGTCCAGCCAGTCCATGACATTATCTTTCGTAATTACCTCGCCATCATCGCGCTTGATGCCAATAAAAATAAGATTGGCAATGGTTTCAAACTGTGCGGATTTTATAGCGCTTACGATATTCTCGACGCCGTTGTACTGCGTCTCAAGCGCGAGCCATGCGCGATAATGAAAACGGATTTCCCGCTCGCGCCCGCCGAGCGTAATTTTGCACTCGGTCTTTTTGATGTCGTCTTTCTCTGACATATGATAATCTCCTTAAGATTATAAACAAACCGGGAAGAATCTCCCGGCGAGATGTTCCACCGGCCCCAACTGGTTACATGGCGGGGCCCAGCTCCACGTTTAAGCTACGCTACGATCACGGATACGAAAGTTCGGTGAGCTTCGGCGTGCACCCGACTCCATTGGAGTCCTTGACGCCCGACGTTACCGCGAAGTCGATATCCGCAGTTCCGAACGCACTGGTCGGGGTAAACGTGCCGACGACCGTCGCCGTTCCCTGTCCCGTCCATGCGATGGTTCCGGCCTGGTTTGCACCGGCTTTCGATACCAGGATGCTCGTCCCGACAACCGCGCTATCAGTTACGATACTGAACGTACCGCCGCCGGTCTTGGTAAATGTGAACGTAGCGTTGGTCGAGGATTTGGCAATCGCGACATTAAGCTCGCCAAGGTCGACCGTAGGCGCAAGCACCGGCGCGTTAAACCACGCGGAGGCGGTAGCGGTCGGGAGATCTTCGTCCGAACGTCCGTTGACGCCGATAAATCCGTTGTACGTGTTCGAGATGAACTGCGCATTCATGATAACGTGCTGCGGGGTGATCGTGTCTTTCTTGGTTTCGTAGCTACCGTCGGGAACGGCAAACTTGCCTTTATGATACCAGAAATACTGGTATACATTGTTTCCGGCGTTGTCGCCGGAAAGCCAGACTTTGAAACCGAGCGCAAAGTACGGTGACTGGTCAAGCGCGGATTCGGCGGTAATGCCATTCGCGCGGGTCTGACCAAGCAAAGTTGACACGATACTCGCCGGTACGTCGAGAAACTCAACGGTTCCGTCGGTCACTCCGCGATAATTTACGGTAACGAGCGCGGCGTTGTCACCATAGTCAACTACCAGGCCGCCGTTCGGCTTGATATCGACCTTCACGGTTCCAGGGATTCGCACCGGGGTATCAAACGTCATCCCGGAGCTTGAATCGGTGAGAACTTTTGCAATGTAGCAGTCCTGTACGCCTATACGTACTCTCTGTTCTGGCATACATGCCTCCTCAAATAAATATAGCTCTAGGAAATAACTTCCCGGCTGAATCTCATAACGCGGTGACGCACACCCTCGGTAGGGTCGCTCACCTCGCCATTGGTTCCACAATGAAAATAAAGTGCGGTAAATACGTTATATACAAGCTCGCCGATATCAAACGTTGTCGGCATACCGGCATTTATTTTCGTATAGATATCGATACGCACGCGCACATTTGAACTATGCGGCACGTTGTCGGCATACATGCTGTCATCCTGGTCGTCATCAGTAAACGCGACAAACGGAAACGTCGTAATAACTTCCGGGCAGGCGTTCGCAATATGCGCCGTGCCGCCCAACAGCGTCGTAAGCGCGGTGTTCGCCACAAGTTTAGAATAGTAAAGAGACTTCGCATTAATCACTTGTCGTTACCTCGGCGACAGCACGGTCTGTAGATATGGCAAAAAGTAAATCGCTTTTTATTCTTCGTTTTTCTGCATCAAGTGCCGGTAACACTGACGGGCGCGCCGCCATCTTACTAGTACCATTCTCAAGATACGCAGGATATCCGCGAAGCGTAGAGCCAGTCCTTCCAATTACGGTTTTATCAGAAACTTGAACGTCGTGAGTATAGCTTCTCATTAGCGTACCGGCTTGCGGTGCCGGAGCGGCGTCAGGTACAGATCGAGGTCGCTTATTCTTTACGAGTTTCCCGGTAACGGGGTTAGTGTATGAATAAGCGGTATACGTTGCGCGCATAAGACGCTTTATCGTACCCTCCATTCTTAGGCATGAATTGGTTATAGTTGTCACGATGTTCGAGTCGGCGAGCTTTGCTTTAGCGTCATAGGCTTTCTTCGCGTTCGCTATTTGCTTGAGAAAATCTCTTTTTGCATCTTCACTTGTCATTTACTCGCCTTGCACCGGAACGATAACCGCCTCGCCATGAATAGCCCAACGGTTCACGCCTTTAATCTCGTAATACTCCGCGCCCTCTCCGGGAAAATCGGATACAACTTTCATACGATTGTTTATCGCAATATACACGGAACGCGAGAAAAATACAAGTTTGGCGTTAGCATTGCGGTCAGAAATACCCCACGCGAGGCACTCCGCTTCCGTGAGTGATTTAGGTTGTACGTCACACCTGATAGACTCTGCGGGCGCGTCGGGCGTCGGCGTTTTTTTATATCCCCATGTTTTAATCGGGTCGCCTTCGCCGTTCTGTGCAGCCACGGGAACGTATATAGAAACAGTCGCATTTTCAATCATATTTGCCTCCGAATAAAAAAGCCGGACGACAAGACGGCGCGTAAAGGAGTAACGCTTTTCCGCAAGTCGCCCGGCAGGGAATTACGCAACAATAAATCGCTTATAGTTATTAAGTACAAGCGCGTGTTCGTCAGACAATCCCATCATGATCGAGTTTGCTGACGCCTTCCATCCATACGATATACCGCCTTCCGAATACGACGACAACCCTTGAGCTTTCAGCATAATGCGCAAGAGCGCAGACGATACAAGCTCATCGACGACGCCTGATATGTCAAGCGGCAAACTTGTATCAGCACCGGCAACATAAAGCGGATCGGCTGGAAGGTAATACCCCGCGACATATACAACGTCAATCGTGCGTTCAGCCGCAACGATATCTCCCGTAAGTCCGGTTATGAGATTGACTGGATTCCATCCATCTTGCTTATATATCATTCCACTTGCCGCGTCTTGCGCGTCAAGGCGGTAGTCAGTATTCAAGGTAAGTGCAATGCCGTTATTTGAAAGACTCGTCACCGATATAATCGGAAACTCTTTTACAATGAGTAATTGCCTGGACGTTGCCGGAATATGTTCGGTATACGTTCCGCGCGCGAGTTTATGGCCTAGATAATTTGTAACTGATGCGGACGCGCGGTTTATAAGAAGCTCGATAGCCGCGTCATATGAAGTATCGGCGGTCGGGATATTTGCCATGATCTTCGCGTTTGCGACTGTCGTCAATGCGTTTATAAGTGCCATGATATCCCTTTATAGAAAAATGGGGGACGGTTGCCCATCCCCCAAGTCGTTACGCTTTCGCGTATACGGTAGGAACAGTTCCGCGCGGGAGCGACTCAATTGAGCCGTCGCCGAGGATTACAGACGCCGAGACGGAGCACGTATCGGTAGTCGTGCCTGCGGCAGTGAGCACGACGCGGAAATACTTCTTGAGTCCGGCGGTCTTCAAGTAAAAATACTTGAAGGACTTAGCGGACGTGGTGGACGCCGTGACAGGAAGCGTTCCGTTGAGCGTGACGTCGGTGAAGTCGCCGTCAGTCGTGGTGTCGGACTCCTGTATCTTCGGCGTGAACGCGAACGCGGCGGCACCGGATACACCGGCGTTGATGCAGATAACGGCCGAGCGGGTATTCCCGAGCGTTCCGTTATCGTCAACGTGCGCAATGGCATTACCCTTGAGCGTCGCCGCTCCAGCGGTCAGCGTCACTACCTGGTTGTCAATTCCCGCAACGGGCGAAACCTGTTGCAAAAGTTTGCTTCTCATAATATATGTCTCCCTACTTACAAAGTAGCGGCCCCATACGGGGCCGCTCATAGCCGTAGGTGGCTATCAGGTCGCGGCGTACTTGTTCGTCGAGATCGCGAACGCCTCGGTATGCTTGAGTCCGAAGTCATGCAGGCAGATTGCGCGGAGCGCGGTCATGTCGTTCTGCATGCAGCTCAGGGTCGTGCCGGACTCATCAACGAAGGACGCTTCCTTGAACGCCATAAGCTCCATGTCGAGCTGCACGAACTCGATAAACTCGCTCCAGTCACCGAAGAACATTTCGCCGTAGTTCGAGGTAGTCGGCGCGGTCTTTCCGGCAAGGTTATCGGAATAAACCTGGTTCGATACGACGAAGGGGTGGCCGAGCAGTTTGCCCTGGTTCATCTCATCGCGATAGATGTACGCGCCGGTCGTGGTCTTGAGGTTGAACAGGTAGTTGAAGTGATAGGCATTGAACGCCCATCCATACGCAAGGCCGGGGACATCGCTCGCCATACAGATGCTCATAAGGTTCGCAGGGGTATCGGCGGTGAAAGCCGTGGTGCTGGACCCGATCTTCTGTCCGGAAAGAATCTGGGTCTTGATACCAGCGGGGGAGTTTGCGCCACCGTCGCCATAGAGCGCGGTGTAGTCCTTCTTGAGCTTGAGCGTGGTAACCAAGCTATTCTGCACGAACGAAGTGAATCCGGCGTTCGCGTTGCGGATGAGGTCGTTCGAGATCGGGATGATCGCGGAAAGTTTTTTGCTCGATCCAACGATATTACCGATGGTCTGCTTGGTCGCGGCTCCGGCCTTGGTCTCGCCGATATAGGTCGCGGCGGCGCGGGCGTCGAAACGAGGAATGCGCATGTTTCCGTTCGGCATGTCGATACGGGTGCTTCCGAGCTTGGAATAAACCAGATTCGGATTGAGGGTATCGATGATGACGGAAGAAAGAATCTCAGGAACGGCAAAACCGCCTTCGGACGGGGTGCCGGACGTGAGGGCCTTGAAACAGCCGGTAATGAACTTGTCATTCTTGTAGTCTTTCTCGGCAATCATCGCGGCCTTGTCGCGGTCGTTGTTCGAGCGGAGAACGATGGACGCGAACTTGCCGAGCGCGTCTTTCTTTTGCGATTCGGTAAGCTCGACTTCGCCCTTGCCAATAAGGCTATCGGCCATTGCTTCCATGTACTTGGTCTGAACGGCGGCCTTCTTCTGCGCCTCGGGATCGTTCGCCTTCGCTTCCATGTACGCATCCATCTTCGACTCAATGTATGCGTCCAGCTTCTTGATCTCTTCGGTCTTCTCGACCGCTACGGTAGTATCCATATTATTTTCCTCCAAAAAGTTTACCCGCGATATCGCTTACGCTCGCGGATTCAATGTCAAGTTCTTTAACGACTTCGGGCGTCGCCGCCTTACCATCTCCGGCGTTCGGCTTCGGCTTCTCGCGCCCGTCACTCGCGCCACCGTCCTGATCTTCGGTGCCGGATTGGTCCTCAACCGGCGGGACTTCGATCATTTTATCGATAGCGTCATAACAGGCTTTGATTCCTTTGTGACACGCTTTCATAGCTTCGGAGACTTTCCCAAGCTCTTCGCGCGTCTCTTTGGAATGGCGTGAACCGGCCTTCATGGCGATTGCATCTTCGAGCGATTTCACCCGATCAACAAGCGCCTTCATTTCCTCGTTCATGTTTTCTTCCTCCGATTTCTCGGTAAAATACTTTTCAAGTAAATTGATGCCGTTCGGATTAAACGACTTCATGCCGCGCATGGATACAAGCGCTTCCTGATTGCAAGGGACAAGCACCGCTGATACTTCGAGCAGTTCCTGTTCAAGAAAGTGCGTGCCGCGCATCCATTCGGGCTTGTCTATGACGGAAGGATCATCGCGGGTTTTATATTTCAGCCCACGGAAACCAACCGATACCGCGTTTAGATATCCGCCCTTGTACATGTTGTAAACGGTATCCGCAAAGAGTGCCTCTTCGGACGGGTTCGCGGGATCGGTGCAAAGTTCGGCAATCGTCGGGAACTTCACGCGGATAGAAAGTGTTTTTGCGCGAACGTCAGACATTACGGCAATGGTCTTCCCGACAGGAAGCTTTGAGTAGTCATGGCTCCATGCAAATATGGGATTCTGTCCCTTCCCTATACCGCCAAGATAGTTGTCGAGCTTCCATCCAGCGACGTCGATGATATCGCCCGAACGGTCCGGCGTTTCGGTTGACGCGATGAACTCAAGAACGCGCGAACTCTCTCCGCCCACTTCTTTGACTATCGCATTTACTTCAATCGTTTTATTTTCCACGGGTCTTCCTCACTTTCGCAATATACACGCTATTGCAAGCGGTTGCAAGTTTGATTTTAATCAGCGGACGGAACATACCCAACCCCGATATTTGCTGCAAGCGTAACCGCGCCGCCTTTAGCTAAAAGTTTGAGCGAATATACCGTATTCTGTTTTAAGATAATAAGCCCCTGTTGTCTCGACGCTCCGCCTGGTTTGCTTGAAGGGTTTGCGTCTCCTGGTACAAGAGATGTAAAACGTTCAGTACCGCCCGTCACTGTCCCGCCAACTGATACGCTTGTAAGCGGGCAAGATGCGTCGGCAATCTCTTCGTTATAATTGTATGCAGTCGCGGCGACCGGAGAACCGGCAACCGTTCCACCACGGATAAGTGCCGCGACGACTTCCGCGCCTGATTTATCAACCGTTGAAAAATTATAGAAGCATCGGCCAGTCGCGGGCGTCTTAAAATTAATAAGCGTATATGCGGCATCTGCTGCAAGTGTCACATATCCGGTATCAATGCGCCACGCATAACCGATTATGCAAAAACGTTCGGTCAGTGATGCATCGGTGTCTACAAGGTTACCATAACGATCTTTCGAGATCGTATAGCCAGGATTAAAGTCCATGAAACACCTCCAGTGTTAATCAGATATTCTAAGAGTTTCATACGCCTGTATTATGTTCCAAGCGTATCCGGTAGGATCTTTGTATACCTTTGACGCGGGAAAGCGCATAAGATTCCATCCACAATCAGCAAGCATTCTATTTTTTATTGCGTCCCTTTCTTTATTCTTTTCTAGGCTATGCCAGTATTCACCGTCAACCTCTATAGCAAGTTTCACATCTTCAAACACTAAATCAATAGAAAAGCGATCGAACGCAAATTGCTCAGAAAAACCAAAATACCCCAAATCCCTAAGACTTTCTTTTAATGCTTTTTCAGGCTTGCTTTCTCTTCCGTTTTGTCCAAGCACAGTGTTTCTTGAGCACATCTTCCTATATTCAGGGTCTGTATCGTATTTTAGTCTGTGTGCGGCGTATACCTTTTTCATTGACTCTTTTCTTTCTTCTTGAGTCATTCTGGAAAGCCTTTTATTTTTACCGTTTTGCAACCGTTCTAAGCAATCGGACTTTTGTTTATCGCTCCAGCTGTTTAACCTTTTTTCTGCAATTCTTTTACCCATTTCCCTCTTTTGTTGCATATACTCATCCGATACGTTAGCCCAAAACTTTTTACCTGCTTCGGATATTGACTTTCCGTATGCGGACTTCTTATCATCGCTCCATTCTGAAACTGTTTTCTTTTTCTTTGTTTCTATATTCTCTATATATTTTGCTAGATCTTCCTTTGTCATAGTTGACAGACTAAGTTTCTTAGACTCGGAATAACCTCTGACGGGTATATTAAACTTTTCCATCCAATTTAGAATGGCAACATTAGATATGCCTATCATTCTTGAAAGATCATTAGTGCTTTTGTTTTCATTAAGATATTTAATCTTTATCCATTCTTCAACATCAACAATTCCGTTTTCTTTCGCCCAAGAACTCAGCGTTTTTGTTTTATATGTAAAACCGTTTTTTTTCATAAATCTTGACAAGTAATGTCGCTCAACTCCAATAGACTCTGCTATTATTGATATAGATTCTCCAGAGTTATACCTTTCTGAAACACTATCAAACAAGAGCCCGTCTAAATTGATATCGTCTATTTTACTCATCAAATACTCCAGCGATTGTACATCTACAATTTACGACATTGAACGCCGAGCAATTAGGATCGCCAGGGTACATCATCTTTTCACCGCCAACGTTGAATGGATCGTTTATACCAACTATCTGCCCGTCAGCACCGGCATGGTCTTCTCGCGTTCTTCCGTCTCTAACAGCAAGAAACTCTTTCTTTTCGACTCCCTCCGCTGAATATGTAATCTGAGTGCCGTAATTCAAACTCGCGCATGACTCGGTTCTCGCAACAATAACCGCGCGCGCTTTATCCATATTGTCATACACGCCGTCAACTTCGATAAGCAACTTATCAACCGTCGCGGCGAGTCCATCGCCTGCGTCAATCGAGGCCGCCATAGCGGCTTGCAGTTTCTTGAGTAGTGCCTTATGCGTGGTATCGTTTATCTCTTTTGCTTTTTCAAGCCCGTGAGATTCTACCCACTTATTAAACAGTTCGTTTGTGACTGATTCAACCGTCGCGGCTTTCTTCGCGATGAGCGACTCGGCTTGCGCGCGCCCGGACTTCATCGACTCAAGCCACGCGGGCGCAAGTGAACGCTTTAGCGCAGCGTCGGATTCTTTCGTAAACACGGCGTCAAGTGAAGTTGCAATATCGTCAACCGTCTTGACGGTTTTAATCTCGCCCGTTACTCGCGCCGACTGTACGCCTGAAAACTTGCGGACCGCCTTGACGAATAAACCTTCCGTTGCGGTTGCACGTTTATCGAATGATTTCCATATCGCGACTTTTTGCGCTTCGCTGAATGACGACTTGACGACGGGTGTCATCTTAGCGTTCATAACATTCAGTTCTTTTATTACCGCGTCAAGATCGAGTGACTTCTCTGGCTCAGGCGGCTCTGGCGCGGGAGGCGGCGTCTCTGGCGTCGGCGCGGGCAGCTCCGGTTCGGGCGTCGGCGCGTTCGCCGGTATCTCTTGCGTCATAAGTCCCATGAGATACATATCGTCATGGTAATTGTCAGGCGGGAGAGTGACGCCGCACGAAGTGGCAATCTTCTTCCACTGGCCACGCGTGATCGTGCCGAGTTCAAGCCCTTTGTTGGCTATTTCCATCTTGGCGACGTTATCTTCCGGGACAATCTCGTCAAACTTCCATACCGCGTTCTTATCGAACAT